GCCTTTATGCGTGCGATGCTTCTACCACGCTCTACAATAATGATTGCCTCTGATACTAAAGGCACAGTTATTAAGATTGCAGAAGCTAAGTTTGAAGAAATATTCAGACATTGGCCCTTACTTAGAAAGGAATTGGCTACAAGAGTAGATGATGGGCGTACGGGTGTAAAATCCAGCTCTAACTATTATGAAATATATTTGAAGAATGGTTCCTTAATTTCTGTAGTATCGAAAGATACTTCTCGTGGTTTGCGTGCGACTGCCGCAATCCTTGAAGAAGCTGCACTTATTGAAGAAGTTCCGTTTAATGAGGTTCTTTGGCCCCAAATGAATATTGCGCGTAGAGAAGTCGATGGAAGTTTAAATCCAAATGAACCATCTTCCACATAGGTATTTATTACTACCGCAGCAGAGCGCACTGTATTTATGTATTAGAAATTGATTGAAATTACTGTCAATGCAGTTTTGCGCCCGAAGGAGTACTTTTCATGGGGCCTATCCTATGAAGTCCCACTCCATTATGGATTGCTTGATAAAGCCACATTGATGGATCAACGTTATTCTAATACTGTTAGCGAAGATTCATTCGCGCGCGAATCCTTATCAATATGGAGTGGTAATAGTAAGGATGCTTGGCTTGATTCTCGCCGCCTTAATAAGCATAGAGGTTTATTAAAGTGTGAACGATAGGCGATTACATTGCCTGATGGAGCCTTCTATATAATTGGTATCGACGTGGCGCGTTATGGCGCGAATACAGCAATTATGGTTATTAAGGTATTACCAGGGGAGTAGCGTTTTAAGAAAAATGTAGTTTATACCGAGGTAATACATGGAGAGAACTATATTACTGTTTAGGCACCACGCATTAAGAAATTGATTTCACTATATCATCCCAGAGAGGTAGTGATAGACGGTAACGGCCCAGGTATTGGTTTATTAGATGCTATGGTATTACCCTCATATGATTCAAATACTGGCGAATAGTTTCCAGCATATTTTACTTTTAATAATGAAAATCATTTACCTCCTGAGTTACATGCAGAAATTGATGAACCAAATGTAAGATATAATGCCATTATTTATGATATTAAAGCTGGTTCTAGTAATGAAGATGAAATCCATGCGGCATTTCTTACAGCAGTAAATAATGGTTCAACTTCCTTTTTGGCGCATGAGCGCGTTGTTAAAGATAAATTAATGAAAACTAAAAAAGGATAGAAAATGACTTCATATGATAGACGAGTATTTTTACTGCCATATGAGATGACTTCACGATTAATGGATGAATTAAATAATTTACGCTTGAAACCTACAGGTGTAGAAAATAAATATAAAATAGAACGAATATCTAAGTCTATTGAGAAAGATAGATTTTCTGCGCTTGAATATGCTATGTATCGTATTAAGTATTATGAAGATAAAGAAATTTTTAAAAAGAGAAAAAAGAACATTGGATAGTATGCTTTCTTCTCTCCTAAAAGTAGGAGGTGAATTATATGAGTAAAGATTTTGCTACAATGTTTGCAAAACCATAGTTTCGTATAAACTATGTTCCTATTGACTCTCGTGAACGCATCTCTCGTTGGGGCGGTCATAGAGCGAATAGTGTTAGCTATAGAGAATTTACTATAGAAGAAATAGAAGAAATAATTCGTTCCGGTGAGATTTCTGCTATTCGTGAACTGTCCCGTTACTACTATAGAACAAATGGGCGCTATCGTAATAATATAAATTTCCTTGCGAATCTATTCTTATATGATACTTTAGTAACTCCTATATATGAACCTGGTAAGGGTTCTAAGACTTAGATTATTAAGGCTTTCTATAATGCTTGTAGTTTTGTAGAGGCTTTAGATGTAAAGACAACCTTTGCGCGAATAACTCGTGAATGGTTAAAGAGTGGGATATATTATGGTATTTTACAAGAACATGGTAATAAGGTTGTTATATAGGATCTTCCTGCAGAATATTGTCGTACTCGTCTAAAAGACTTTAATAATTTATGTATTCTTGAGTTTAATATTACATATTTTTTAACAAAGTTCGAGGATGAGAAGTTGCGCGAAGCTGCGCTATTAAACTTTCCTCCAGTAATTTAGAAGGGATGGAGAGATTACAAGAATAAGAAGCTTGATGATCCTTGGATTATGGTGCCAGCAAGTGCCGGGGGTATAGTTTTCTGTTTTGCAGAAGATGCAACGCCTTTATTAATTGCGGCGATACCTGAATTAGCCAAGATGAAAGATGCGGTTGGCCGCGAAGAAAAGCGCGATGAAAATGAATTATATAAACTATTGATTCAGAAAATGCCAACCGACTCTAATGGACATTTAGTATTTGAGCTAGATGAAATTGCCGAGATTCATGCTGGTGTAGCTAATATGTTAAGAGACTTAGATACAGTTGATGTTCTAACTACTCTTGGTGATGCTACTCTTGAAAATCTTCAAGATTCTTCTGCCGCGACTCAAGCTAATAATCGTATTGAAAAATATAGTGATAATGCTTGGGATGCACTTGGTAGCAGCAAATTATTCTTTAATGCTGATAATAGCTCTTCTCTTGCTTATGTAATTAAGCGCCTAGAGAGCGTCATGCAAGATTATATGAATGTATATAGCACTTGGGTGAAGTTCTTAATTAACAGTAGATTTAGCCGCACCGGACTAAATTTTGATTTTGAGATTCTTCCTACTACAAAATTCAATATTAAAGATTATATTGGATATTATTTATAGTAGGCGCAGTTTGGTTATCCTCGTATGCGCGTATGCGCGGCGCTAGGGGTTAAACAACGCAATCTAGTTAGTTCTCTTGATTTTGAAAATGAGTTCCTTAACCTAGATGAAAAAATGGTTCCATTGATGTCTTCATATACTTAGACCGGTGAAGAAAATTCTGATGAAAAAAATAAAAAATCAGAAAAAAAAGGAAGTAGTAGTTCATAGTCAAAAGACATAACTAATAAGGGTGGAAGACCGGCGTTAGCTGATGAGGAAAAATCTCAAAAAACGCAAGCAAATATTGATAGTATGAGCTAAGGAGGCGACTATTCAATGAAACGAAATATTCCAATTTATTTTGATAATGCGGTCATTATGTCGCCTGCTGAACCAATTAATGGTTCCTCAAATTTAAATAGACTAAGAGTTGGTGTGTTTACTAAGTATGGTAATCGCAATGGCTCTTATATTAAAGATGATGTAGCTGATATGATGATTGCTAGTGCGACAAGGGGAGATACTCCCGTTGTTGGATTCTTTGACCCGGAAACGCAAGGATGGGCAAGTCACACTGGTCCAACACTTGCAAGCGCGTATGGCTATATTGAATGTTTTGATGGATGGCAACCCTTCCAAGATAAGGATGGACAAACTCGTGATTATGCGGTTTTCTCTGTAGTGTTATTCACAAAATATTTCAACGAAGCCAATTTCGTAGTAGGACAAAATTAGAGTATGGAACTTGATATAAACTCAATCGAAGGAGATTGGGCGAATATTGGTGATACTGAATATTTTGTCTATACTAAAGCTGAAATCATGGGATTGTGTGTAATTGGTGACCACGAACCATGTTTCTCCGTATCTTCATTCTTTAGTAAGAATGATAATACATATAAATCTCAATATGAAAAGTTCTCTTCTCTATTGGCGGATTTGAAAGCTAAGGTAGAAGAGGCAGAAAATCAACCACAAGGAGGGGAACATACAATGTTGGAAAATAATGTAACTCCCGAAGTAAATGATCCTACTCCTGCGCCGGAATTTGAAGAAGCACCGGCGGCTCAGGAGCCCGAAGCTCCAGTTGAACCTGCGGCTGAACCAGCTGCAGAAACAGTAGTAGAGTTCGAAGAAGAGCCTGCTGCTGAGCCTGCTGAACCAGCGGCAGAACCCGCTGCTGAGCCGGCTGTGGAGCCAGAAGAACCCGCAGTAGAAGAAACTGACGCTACTGCAAATTTTGAAGCACAGATTGCTGAACTTCAAAATCAATTAACTGAAATGACTACTAATTATGAGAATGCTCAAACTCGTATTGCAGAGCTTGAGGCCCAGATAACATCCGCGTCTGAGACTGAAGCCAGCCTACGCAGTGAACTTGCTACCTATGAAGCAGAGCGTGCTCGTTTAGAAGTAGAACAAAGAGAAGCTTTAGTTGGCCGCTATGAAAATATGCTAACTGAAGAAGAGATTAGCCCAATTCGTGAAGAGATGAATAATTTCTCTCTAGCTGAATTGGAAAGCAAACTCGCAATTTGCTATGCTAATAAACAAATGGCTGGCAGTGCTGACAACAAGGCAGTTCCACTACCAGAACCTGTTGTTGATGAATTCGCGTTATTTATGCAAAAATATCGCAAGAACTAAGGAGGAATAACTTATGGCATACAATAGATTTCCTATTACTAATGTTGAAGGCGATCTAGTTGCACAGCATCGTGACCCCGATGAAAAGCTATACGCCAGCCTAGAACTAAATCAAGTAGCATTCCCAAAGACTGGTATGGTAGTTTCTCAGACCCCTCTCGGGACTGCCTTCACTAAGGCTGCTCCATGTGAGAATGGTATGTGGGTAGTTGCTGATAAGGCTGCTGGTGCTATTAATCCACCTGCCAATGCAACTGATGCTCCAATTGGTATTGTTTATACAACTGAAAAAGAATATGATATGATGCACTATGGTTTACAACGCTTCGGTCGCAAGATCGCTGGAGATTATCCTCGCGTTGGTATTCTAGGTGTTGGTGACACTGTTACCACTAACTGCTTACAGTATAGCACCAGCGTTTTCGCTGATGATGAAGCTCTACTAGAGGCTTTAAAGAAAGATTTATCCGTAGCTGATAATGCTCTATATGTAATTCCTGGTAATGCTTCTGATGCTGCTGCAAGTTCTGCTAAGGCAGTTCCTGTAATCGTCAAAGCTGCTGGTATTCCACAAGCGGGCATTTACGGACGTATTGTAAAATTCTACACGATTCCTAACGGCGGTATCGGCGTTAAGTATCAGATCGTGAGACTATAATGGAGGTGCGACTTATGAATAAACTATCTATGTTAATGAACGGCGTATTCGGTCGTGCCGTTCCTGCTGAATTTGCAGCAGAAAATTATGATTATGAAGCCGCTCTCCGTGATGAACTAGCTAAGCTAATGACCAAGGATGGCAAGAACTTCAATCGTCATGTATTTGAAAAGAACAAGTACGAAATTTTTGAATTACTAGAAGAAAATCTAGAAGAAATGCTCCCACAGAATGTCAAGTCTGCTCTTGATATGTTTGTAGAAGTAAAGAATTATGCTCAGGGCACTCGTCCCGAGTTCCGCGTAACCCGCGGCAAGATTCGTGGCAAGCAGTTCGTTACTCGCGCCACCGAATCTGGTAACTATGAGACCTTCCGTCTAGACCGTGATCGCTTTGATTTATACATCCAGGCTATCGGCGGTGCTGGATATGTTGACTTCGAACGTTATCTTGATGGCCTCGAGTCCATGACTGATATCTACGAAGTTATCCAAGAAGGTATTGTAGATCGTCTATTTGAAATGGTTCAGGGTTGCTTATTAGCTTCTTGGAACGCTGCTGGTCGTCCTGCTCGTAACAAGGTTGCTGCTAATACCTTCAATCCTGCCGCTATGAAGCAGCTTTGCAACACTGTTGCTCCTTATGGTTCTCCAATTATCTATTGCACTCCTGAGTTCGCCGCTGAAATGGTTAATGCTATTGTTTACAATAGCGCTAATCCAGCTTGGGTCGGTGGAAAGATTTCTGATCAGGATATGATCGATATCCGTGAGCGTGGATATATTGGTAAGTTCCAGGGCGTACCAGTTGTTGTAATGCCACAGTCTTTCGTTGATGAAAAGAACGAAAAGTTATTATTCAATCCTTCCTTCGCTTATGTATTACCAGCTGGCAAGGAAAAGATCATTAAGATGGCTTTCGAAGGTTCTCCTTACTTCCGTGAGTGGGATGATCACGAAGGCGACAATAGCTTCGTTCTACAGGGCTATGTAAAGGTTGGCGTAGGTCTATTCACTACTCCTAACTATTGGGGCATTTATTACAATGCTGCATTAGATGAAGGAAGTGGCTGGGCTGATTACAACCAAGCATTAGTTCCTACTTTTGATGATGGTACAACCAATTCTTAATAATATAACGGGAGGGGAGTAATCCTCCCCTCCCACTTTGGAGTTAAAAGGAGGAAATTAAACATGGCAATTAAAATTAAAAATGTAAGCACTTCGCGTATTTCTTTATTTGCGCCAAGTGTGCGCTTAAATCGTATGTTAGATCCCGGTCGCGTAATTCCGATATCTCAAGAAGAGTATGAAGAGCTTACTTTTGATCCAGGATTTATGGCACTAGTTAATGGACATTATTTAAAGATTGAGGGTGTTGAAGAAGACCGTCAAGTCGAAGTTATCAATAATGTTGTAGAAGCTAGTGCAATTGAAAAGATGTTAATGGAAAATGATGTTACCAAGTTTGCAAAGTTTATTCCAAAGGCAACAGATGCTGAGAAAGAAAGCGCGGTAACTCTAGCCGTTGAACATAAAATTACAAATGCGGGTATTGTGGCCCTAATTAAAAAATACTGCGATGTGGATGTAATAAATGCTATTGCAATGAAGCATGACGCAGAAGAGAAGTGATGAATATGGCAACGCCCTTCTTAAAAGTTTACGATGCATTTCTCGCGCGGATAACCGCTGACGAGTGGACATTAGAAGAAGAGTTAGCTATCGTTGAGCGAGATTGGCAAGAACTTCTCAAAATGGCCATTGCTCGGTTTAAATATCCTCGTGTGAATTTAGAGTTTGAGGAAGTATCTGCCGCAGATATAGATGATACTGCCCCTCAACTTAAAATATATTAGTTCAAAAACGATCTTACAAATGCTGAGATTCAAGTGCTTGCAACATATATGAAGCATGAATGGATTAAGCGTTGTGTGGCTAGTTGGGAACATATTGGTCAGCTATATACTTCAAAAGATTTCTCCATGGCGAATCACTTAGATAAATTGAATGATATGGAAAAGCAGGTTGCTTTAGAATGTGAAGGAGCGAAAGATGACTATGATAAGTCAAGAGGAAATGCCCCAGCAGACATTTTCAGAAAACTCGCAGGTAAAAAGCAATATAGTTGATGAAACATTCGATGGCTATAAGAATAAGCTAAAAGGACGCTTATATGGCCTTCTTTGTGAGCGCGAAAAAGATGGAGAATGGGAAAAGTTTTTAGATTCTCTTATTATTGAATTAAGAGGATTGGGCGCGAACTCTATCAACTGGTGGCCTTTAATGGGCCGAGTTAATATGTTAAAGTATTTGTCTTATGAGTATTTTAGAAAGACAATATTTGAATGTATTAACCTAGTTGGCGGTTTAGATATCCCAAATGAATTATCTTGATGTATATTTTTCCCGCGTTAATCATTTTGGAGATACATATGCTGAACGCCTAAAAAATAGCGGAATTGTTGCGTTTGAAAAATGGATGGCACGATCTCCGTTTACAGTAATAGATTTATCCGTAGAACGTGGTTTATATTTTAGCGGCATAATTGAAACCAGTAAGGATAAAGAAGAAAAGAAGCTCATGTATTTATATGTAGCACTTGATATACCGATTTAGGTGGGTGATATACTTACATGGCGCCAAGATAATGGAGTCATTGAAAAATGGCTTTTATTATAGAAAGTGCATAAGGTGCATGAATAGTATTAGACATTTCAAATTATTAAATGTAATTATAATTTGAAATGGATAGATGAAGAAGGTTATTTACATCAATCTTGGGCTTATGCAGTAAGTTCGGTTGATAGTAAGGTAAAAGGTAATTTCCGTATGTGGCATTCTTTAATTTCTCCACAGCCAAATAAGTTTGCAGAAATTATAATGCCGCGCCCAATAATTGAAAAAGGTACTGCTGACTATGATTAGCTTATGCGTGGTATTAATTTTATTATTGAGGATGAAGGATGGGTTGTAATTGAGTGTGACTGGACAAGTGTTGAAGGTATTGTTTATATGTCTTTAACGGAAAGTAAAGTAAATTATCAATACGATGATAGAGATATTGATGTTGCTGATACTGATAGATATAAGTTTCCAGCACTACCTACCAGATATAAAGTAGGTGAAACAATTATTCCGCAATTTGAGGCCGGAACGCTTAATTAGTGGGAAATTGAACTAATTAAGCCCGATGATTGTACTTTTATTAGTGATGATTTTGTTGCACTTGCTCCTGGCTAGTGTATGATTACAATGCGCTTGAAGAATCGTCCCGCAGTTACTCATTAGGTTGAAATTATTATCAATGCTGCAGAATAGGAAACTATTATGTGGATTGAAGGTCCAGATTAGTTACGACTAGACCGCCAAGGTGAATATAGTTTAGCAACTAATACTGTTATTGAGGACGCTTCAAAAGTAGAAATTGAAATTCAGTCTTCTCCATCTAAAAAAGATTCTATTCGTAAAGAAGAAGATAATAAGTTTATTGTTCGTGCAAATGCACTTAATGAATTGGGACAAATAGTTTTGGTAGCTAAATATGATGATACAGAATGTGCAACAAAAACTGTTGAAATCATTCCATTATGGTGAGGTGAGTTAAATGGCGGTTTAGAAACCAACTTAGAGACGCTTTTCTGTAATGGGCAATAATGCGTTTAATATAGCTAATAAACTAATGTCCAATTAGCGGCTATGCCGCTTACTTAAATACTAGGTGCGAGACCCCTTTGAAGATAAGTATGAAAATGTTGATGGCATTGATTTGCTAAATAAACAAATTATGATCACCCCAAAGATTTGGGATGAAAGTACTGAAAAAACTTCATACATTGTAGCACTATTTGATAGCTTTGTTACCAATATGTTA